CCTTGCTGGTATTGCTGCTGTTGCTGCTGCTGATACCCGCCCTGTTGCGACGCTTGTTGGTATCCTTGCTGGTATTGCTGCTGTTGCTGCTGCTGATACCCGTTATTATAGCCGCCTTGGTCTTGCCCTTGCTGCTGGCTGTTCGGCTTCGGGTCCAGATACTCGACGTCTCGGACGTCAATCTCTGTAACATACACGCGCTGGCCTTGCTGGTTCTCGTAGTTGCGGGTTTTGATTGACCCGACAACCGTTATTCGACTACCTTTGCGCGTCCAGTTTGCCAAGTTTTCGGCTTGTCGGCCGCTGATAGAACACTCGATGAAGTCAGCGTCCCGCTCGCCGTTCTGGTTCTTGTAGTTGCGGTTGCAAGCGATAGAGAAACCCGCGAAGGCTCGGTTTCCGTTCGGTCCTTGGTGCCAGCGCAGCTCTACGTCCCGCACTAGCCGACCTGTTACGATTGCTAAATTAGTCCCCATGTCCTGCCCTTCTTTCTAGTCGCATTTTTCAACTTCTTCGGCTTCCTCGCGGCTTTCCATTTCTTCGCCTACTTTAGCCAGCGCTTTCAGGAAGTCGCGAACTTCGCTCTCGCGGTCTTTCTCTCGGTCGTACTCTGGCGCTGGTTCGCCGTCAAGCGTCTTGACTTCCATTTTGACTTCAAGAACCCGAATATCCAAGTCGTAAAACTCGGCTGTCTTCTTCAAAAGCTCGCTGTCCTTGTCTTCGTAAGCGCAACGTGCCGCATATTCTGGCGCGTCGCAAAATTGAACGTTCATAGCTAGCAGATTGACAACGTCATTCAGTTTCTTGTTGTTAATCGCTTCGAGAAACAGACCCTTTTCGTTCTGTAAGATACAATATTTTTTTGTTTGTTCCATGTGGGAACCTCCTTATTTGTTTTGTAGGTTATCTACTCTTTAATTCTACCTCATTGCAAGAAACTTGTCAAGTGTTTTGTTAAACTTTTTTTAATTTTTTTCAACTTGTTCGCCATCGGCTCTTTTTCCTTCTTCGGCCACGGCTTCAAGAGCGGTTTCTTTTCTGGCTTGCCCGTCAGGCCGACGCCGTACGCGAAGGCTTCTTGGAAGCTCACGCCCTTCTCTTGACATACCGTATTAAGCAAGAGGACGCGTTCGCCGTATCTGGTACTATTCACCTTCAAAAGTCGCCAATAGACAAGCTCGAGCGGCGCATTTTGGACGATGTCCTTATCAGTCGGCCGCCATTGCTCGATATGCTGGTTAGTGCTGTATGTGATAGCAGATACCGCCATGCTTACCAGCAGCGAGCCGAGCGCGTGCGTTAGCTGCTCCTTGCTCGCTCCCTCGCGGGCCAGCGATACAAAGTTCGCTGTTTCTTGCATGACGTCCATAGCTGCGTCAAACTTGCTGCCGCCGCGGGGCGGGAGGGCTTTTGCCCTCCCGATGATTTCGTCGTATTTCATCATAGCAGCACCGCTTCTTTCTGCTCGTACTTGACGCCGTTAGCTTCAAGCCACGCTTTAAGCTCCCGAATTTGGCCGACGTCCTCGAATGTCATATCCAGCACAAGACGGGCAGGTTGTTTCGCTACTTCTGGAATTGGATCTGGTGTTGGTTCCGCTGGTACGTCTTCCATGACTTCGCCTGTCTCGCTATCTACCACCGAATATCTTCCAGCAGCTTCCTGCTCTGCCTTGGCGCGTAGTTCCTCGAGACGTGCGACCTCTGCAGTTTCTCTTGCCGCTTGCACTTCGCGCTCTACCTGCGCGGCCTTGTAGTCGTTTGTGATAGCTTGCAGAACCTGTGGAAGCGTCTGGCCGTTATCGAATAAGGTCAGGTAAGGTGCGGCGATTAGTCCGTTACCTTCTGCCATGGCGCGAACTGTCTCGCGTCCTTGTGCGATTTCTTCAAGGCGCGCAACCTCTTTGTCAAAGATTTCGTTAATCGCTGCGATTGCTTTCGTTGTCAGCTCGAACTTGTTCTTCTTGAAATGCTCCGCGTTCTGGAACTCGGCGTGGTATTGCTCGAAGCCCTTCGGGTCTAGGTTGCTAGCTTCTGCAAGCTGCTTGAATACGTTCGCGACGACTGATAGACGGGTAGCCTTGACGTTCTCGTCGTAGTCGTTGACCTGTTCCTTGATTTGGTTCCGCGTGTCAATCACGGGAGCCATGGCTGCGTCATACTCGCGCTTGAAATCATCATACGGAGCTAACACCTCGGCGCGTGCGTCCTTTCGCTTGCACTCGATAGCTTCAATGAACTTGTTTAGCTTGGTTAAGACTTTTCGGTCGTCGCTGACCGTCGCTGCTGTTACGACGTAGCCGTCGTAGTAGCTCGCTACTTCCTTCACCGCTTCCGCGAAGGCTTCGCCCTGCCCTAGAGTTACTACCGCGGGTTTAACGGTAATCCCTGCGTTTGTGATTTGCTCCAGCGCTGCTGGTGTTGCTTGTTTTGTTGCCATGTGTGGTTCTCCTTGTGTTAAATATTGTTAATATCAAAGTCTTGTCGGCCTGCTTCCTGCTGGCCTTCTGGCTGCTGTTTTGGTGTCGTTTCGGCCGCTGACGCCTGCTTCTGGGTTGCTAGCGCGAGCCATTCCTCGAGCCGTCCGACGCACCAGTCGAAGTTCGTCGCGAATACCGCGTCTAAGCTTGGCGCTCCTAACTCTTTGAGTAGTGCGCTCTCTACCTGCCGCGGCTCCCTGCCGCTTGTCTTGGCTACGTTGTCAATCCGTTTCGCTAGGTTTATGACCTGTTCTTGCGTCAGCGTTGCTGGCGCTTCCGCGTATTGGAAGGCGTCGACGTCTTCCTCGCCCATAGCGAACAAGCCTTGCGCCGCATACTTGCGGGCGTACGATGAAACAGCTCCCGACCATTGCGGCACCTGCATTTGGTCCGCTCCTTTTCTGGTCTTCGGTACCGTCCCGAGTTCTGCGAATGCTGTCGCTTCTTCGACTTCCTCGTCACGCTTGGCCTGCGCCGTGGCTTTCAGGAACACGCGCCCGCCTATCTCGAAAAGGTCGTCCGTGAATTTAAGCGACCAGCCGCTATTCAACGCTTTAAAGTGCGTTGTGATGTCCTCGACGTTCCGATACGAGAACGATATACCTTGCTTGAATTTCTTCCCGAGCTGCATTTTACGTTGTAGCTGGTCGAATGTCAATTTCTCCGTCATGCAATACCTCCGCGGGATTGATTGCATACAAAAAGCTTGCTAAGTCCTTTCATAATCTCCCCCGTTACTCCATGCGCCCGAGCATTTTCGCCCGAAGCGCGTCCTTTGCCCCGAAGACTATCTGGTCTTCTGGTACCCCGTAGAAGTTCGCGAACTTCTCGCGCATGTAGCTGTTCATCGTGCTAGCGTTGCGCTCGTATCGCAAGACTCCTTGTCTGTCTAACCCTACCACTTTCGCTACTTCTTCCGCTTTTAGGCAGAAGTTCGAGCGTAGGCCGTAAAGCGTCCATTTCTTCTTGTTTCCTGTCATTGGTTCCCCTTTCTCCTTGATGATACAAGTATAACTCGATTTATTTTGGTTGTCAATAGTTTTTTAATATTTTTTCAATTTGTTTTATTTCAACATTTTAGCTGCGATGTCAGTCTGCCAAAAGTCCACGCGCCCGAGCGCTTGGAAAAGCTCCTTGATGTCTTCGCGTTCCTGTTGCTGCTCTGACGTCAGCTCGGCTCCGCTGTTTACTTTCATCAGGATAAGCTCGTTTAGTCTGCGGTTGTAGCCTTCTAGCTGCTGGCTCTGTTCTGGTGTCATAGTCTGCTCATTCTTCTTGATGATTTCCTGCTTGCGCCGACCTTCTACCGCCCATTCTGGCATGTTCCCGTTATTCTGCGGCGGCTGCTGGTTAGTTGCTGGCCGCGGAGCTGCTTCGTTCAAGTAGCTTTCAAACTTGGTAGAGAATAGCGTCATAGGCCGCAAGTAGCCAAGCATTTCTGGCTTATGGAGCCATTGGGAGCTTTTAACGTCTATCACGGTCTTAAATTGTTCTAGCGTGTAGCCCTCGTTCCAGCGTGCTTTTATCAGTCGCTGCGTTTCCTTGGTCTTGTGACTAAATGATTTGCCCGCTACTTGGTTCAGATAAGCGATGATTTCCTCGTATGGAGGTGCGGGACGCTTCGACGAAGTCGGAGCAGATGTCGAAGCTTGCTCGACATTATTTATAA